ATCTTCGTAGTCATATATGATTGCTACTAATTTTTCTGGAAGATAGTCTGATCCTTCCTGTTCCCAATTCATTGCACGAGTATTGCCGTCATTTCTGAATACCATGCCTTTTGGATATAATTTTCCAGCAACCTCACAATCTTGTGTAAGTCTAACCAAATGAACAATGCAGTGTTCTGGTCTTACCTTCTTTAAATACTTTCTTGCCTTACCTAATCTTGCCTCTGTATTTCTCTGACAAGGAACTTCTGGTAAGTTCAAAAATTCTTGCAACGAATAGTTGCTATTCACTGAAATGTTTCCAGTAAAATCTTTAGTTTCCATTTTTTAACCTATAATAGACCACTCACATATCATCAACCCTAAAGAAGATGGTGTTTAAACACGGAGTTTGTGGTTTAATGTAAATATTATAGCATAAAAAAAGACCCCTGTAAAGGGGTCTTTGTAAAAAAGGATATATTTCCTTTCTTCTTACATAAGGTTAGAAACCTTAACTCTTCTGTAGTAACGGTTAGAGTTCTTAGTAAGTGCACCAAGTCCCTGAGTTGTACCTTGTGAGAATGGGTTTTCAACAAGACCATATCTTGTCTTAAAGCCAATCTTAGGTTGGAATGTATCCTGACCAACCGCACGAACCATCTGTAGTGGAACGTATGGGCAGTAGAACAGTCCAGCGTCATAAGGAGAAGAACCCTTATAACCCATAACGTAGTACTGGTTAGCAGATACGTTAGCAGCGAATGGATCGATGTAAACTTTGTATCTACCGTTTAGTGTACCAGCGAATGTATTACCTGTGTCATCAACATTCAAGTTGCTGTTGAGTGCAGGTGTATAATCTAGTTGTCCAGCAGCAGTAAGTGCAGAAGCAACGTCAGCAGAGCAAAGGATGATGTTACCCTTTCCACGACGAGTTCTTTGAGCGATAGCGTTTGCATCTCTCTCGATCTGGAATAGAAGTCCCTTGAACTTCTCAACAGACCATCTACCATTGGAGTCAACGTCTAGGTCAAAGATACCTGGAGTTGCAACGTTTTGTACAGCACCTTGTTCAGCAACCTTGTAGATAGTTCTGATAACTTCTCTGTTAATTTCAGCAAGTATCTCAGTACTAAGGATGTTGGCAAGTTCTGCTTCTGCATTAAGACCATGAATTGCTTTCAAGTCTTGAGCAAGTTCTAAACTGTACTCTGCCTTGAGGGCTCTGGACTTAGCAGTAACGGTGACTTTCTCGATTGAGAATGCCATCTGGTTGAAGGCATCGCCATCAGTACCATCAAGACCTTCTGCCTCGTTGGTTGCCATACCTTGACCAACGTTATAACCGTTGTCAATAGATGATGCAGTACCAACTGGGTTTAATGCAGCAGGGTTGTTACCGTTTTGAGCAGTTGTACCTAAACCAACCTGACTATCTGTCATTCCCTCAGAGAGGTCAAAACCTGCGTCTTGTCCTGAGAATGCAGAATCTGGTTCGTTGTAGAAGGCTTCTGTACTGGTTAATCCACCACTACCACCAGCCATCTTATTGTACTTAGATCTCATCGCAAAGATGAGTCCAGTAGGACCACTCATTGGTTGAACACCAGCAAGGTCATAAGCGACCAAGTTTGGCATAGAACGACGAATGAGGCTGATTAGAACGGGGTCGAAACCAGCTTGTGGACCTGAAGCAGTTGCATCACTACCAAAACCACCTGACGCACCTGCTGCGTTTGCGTGGTTAGTAGGAACTGCTTCGTTGAGCATACCACTTTCACCGAAAGCAGTAGACTCTCTTAAAAATTTTTCTTGGTTTTCTAGCAGGACGGCCGTTACGGCTCTACGATGGGGATCTTTAATCTCCTCACAACCTTCGTGGTTAAGAAGAGGGGCCCACTTTTCCTGCAACTGTTCTGATTGGAACATTTGCTTGTTACCTATAAGTGTAAGTTTGTTTAATATTTAAATCAGTTAACTACTTAAAAGATGAAAGCGTCTTAAGGTAAGATGCCATTGATCCAGAATGAATTTCTGGTGCTGCAGCTTCGCCTTCTGTTAGGGTTTCAGTCTTTGAAGTAGATGAAGTTTTTGAAGTGAAATAAGATTCCTTCAATGTCTCCAATTTGTCACGATAAGTTTCCTCACTTTCAAACTCTACACTTTCTGCAAGTGAAGCGAGCTTCTCTTTCTGAGTAGCAGCAAGGCCACCAGAAACAGATTCTAAGATACCATCAGCAACGGACTCTGCGAGTCTACCGTTTAAGGTGATATTCTTCTCAATTTGCTCATTGAGTTTGGTCTCCATATCATCTAATTTTTCTACCATGCTTTCTAGCACATCATATTTATCTTCAGGGATTGATACATAATTTTCTTCAAAAAGACTCTTCATTCCAGTAAGGAATGATTCAGTCAGTTCGGTCTTAAGACCGTGCTCAATAGCAAGTTCGTTTTCAACGAACCACTCTTCAGCAACATATTCAAGATAAGAATCAACTCTTTCTGCTAATGCAGCCTTAGATGATTCTACCTCTTCTGCAAGCTTCTCATCATAAGATGCTTGCAAATCCTCTTTAAGCTCAGAAATCTTAGAATTTAAAGCAGCCTCAAAAACTGTCTTTGCTTTTTCTCTAAACTCTTCAGATAACTCTTCTCCACCAAGTAGAGCATTGACATCAGCTTCAATGTCAATCTTTTCTTCCACTGTCTCTTCTGTGGTTACTTCCTCAGTTGCAGGTTCTTCTGCTACTACTTCCTGAGTATCATCTAGTTCTACTTCATCACCAGATTTAAGACCTTGTGGCATTGGATCAGCAGGTTTTGCACCCTTGTTAACTACATCTTTCACCGTTTTAATCTTAGGTTCCTTGATCTTTGCAGAATCATTATCTGGCTTGTAGTTATCTGGTGATGGACCACCAAGATCCTCATAACTAGCTGGTGTACCACCAGTAGTTAATTTAGGCATAGGGTCTCCTGCTTTTGCGTTAGCATTAACTGGACCCTTGGATTGATTAGTGCCTACTTCCATTTCTTGTAAATCTCCACGAGACATTTGTAAACCCTCTGATTACCGAGTACTTAAACTATATTTATTTAGATAACTTATAACTTTGATAAGAAATCATTAAATAAGCCCAACTTGTGCTCATCTAATTTCTTCTGATCAACTAAGGTGTTGATTGTTTTATAAGTTTTCTCAGCATACTTCTCACGAAGTACACCACCATCCCATACCCAATCCTTCCCTTCCATAATTCCAGATACAAATGCATCTGGGGCTGAAGGATCAGCAACGATGTCTGCTGCTGTTGCTAACATAAAGTCTTCACCAACAACATTAATACCTTCTCTAGTCATCTTAAGAGAACCAATGCCTCTTGAAGATACACCTAACTTTACACCTTCACTAATAAGTGATGATGCAATTTTACCCATAGGGGTAGAGAGGATTTTTGCTTTACCTACAAAATTAGAACCACTTTCTTTAAGTGATACAATCTTGTGGGACACTCTATCAAGATTAACAGTTGGACCTTCTGGATGACCCAGTTCTCCAAGTGCTCTTCCTGATACTACATGATTCTCATTATAACGAGAAACTTCTCTACGAAGTGTCTCCATAGGATACATACGACCATTTCTGTTCTTTATGTTTCCTTGAAGGAAAACCCCTTCAATATAAAGTTGTTTCTTACCGCCTCTGTTTTCAACAATAAATTCAACAGATTCGATTTCTTCTCTAATGAGTTTCATTTTACGCGTCTCCTGAAATTTGAACTTGTTGAATGTATAGCTTACCAGAACCACTATCAGTTCTAGCAGCAACTTTGAAAGATGCTCTCAATGAAGTGTTATTATCAATCAATGGAGTATTATTGTTTACTCCATAATCATTTTCAATAATTATTCTGCTGCCAAAATAATTCTCACCTGCATAAGCATCAGCAGTATTTCCCCTATCATAAACTGCATATACTCTTTTATGAGTAAAGTTATAACTAGTTTGAGAACTACCATCAGCAAGATCTAAACTAACATAATCACCTACAGCAAATGGTGAAGATGTTCCTTGAGGGAAATCAATAATAGTATATGTTGTAGATGTGCTAATAGCAGCAACCTTAGCAGATGTATTAGTAAAACCTAAAGTAGCAGCACTATCTTTTGGAACTACAAAGTCAGTTACAGCTGCAGTAGGATCAGTTCCAATAGCCACATGTGTGTTTTGTCCAGTAGCAACCACTCTTATAGCAGTAGATTTACCAGATATTGGTACTGATTGCTGAGATGCTGCACCCGTAGTTATTGAGGTTCCTGCTCCAACTGTCCTAAGCGTCATTCTCTTTATACAGAATCATTTTATTTATTTATAATTATTCTTCACCCTCAGGTTCAGACTCTACTTCTACTTCTCCATTCTGATCTTGTCCAGAAATTCTAGCAGCAGCATCTTCTACATCTTGTTGTAGTTGTTCTTCATCTTCAGGAGATCCAAAAAGTGAAGCAGCTACACTATCCTTATGAGCACCTATCTTCTCAGCAGACTTAGCATAAAGAGCATCTTTAATAGCGTCACTGATACCAGAGGGACTCTCATCTTTGGTAATCATATCGAGCAATTCATCCATTGTTTTAAAATCCTTACAGTTTATTTATTAGATTTCACCACCCTTAGGCATTTGTACCTTAGTTTTGGTTGTATCTTGTATTTCTGGTTCCATAGGAACTTGTCCCATTTCACCACCCTCACCTTCCATACCCATCATAGCTGGGTCCATCATCATAGCAGGATCAGGTACTACCCCATCCTCAATTTCCTTCTTCATAATCTTATCTTGTTCAAGAATTTCCTCATCAGTCTGACGAAGAATCTTACGTCTTAGATAATCTTGTGAGAAGTATCTACCAACATATGGTTCAGCAGATGCCACCATAGTTAATCTTTCTGCCATTAACTCAGATTCTTTGAGTTCTGCAAAATGATTATCATAGAGGAAGTCATACTGAATATGCTGACTCATGATATCCCAGTCTTCTGGGGTAATTACATTCTTAAGAAGTAATTGAGTTTTAAGAATATCATTGAATAGATTAGAGAATCTCTTTCTCAATCTACCAACAAACTTACTAAATTTAACTTCATCTCTTAGAATTTCTGAAGAACGACCTAAATTAAAACCACCATCAGAAGCAATTCTAGATTCAGGAACACCTAATGACCTATAAAGTTTCTTTTGGAAATACTCTATATCAGATAATTCACCAAGATTTTGACCACCAGGTAGAGTTGTAATTTCGGTTCCCCGACCACCTTCTCTTCTAGGCAACCAGAAATCCTCCATCATACTCATAAATTTACGGTCATCACGAACTTCACCAGTGTTCGCATCATAAACTAACTTATTTCTATAGCGAGACATTACCTCTTTTAGGTACTGTTCTGCTTTTACTTTTGGTAGATTACCTACATCAATATAAAATATTCTTCTTTCTGGTGCTCTTGATAATCTGTAGATAACAAGAGAATCCTCAATCATTCTAAGTTGATTAAGTGCTTTAATTGCTTTTTGTAGATAAGAAAGAACTCTATTCTTATTTCTATCAACTAATCCTGAAGTGCAATATGTAACAGAATCTTTAGCAATTTTTATAGAATCTTTAGCATTTTTATTACCCATCCCAATAGGATAACTTGGTTTTGGTGTATAGATAAAATATTCTTCAAATTCTGGATTAGGAACTGCTTCCTTATTATTTCTTATCTGTATTGATGGATCATTATAAGCACCTTTCTTCTGCTTCTCTTTACGAATATACTTCATCTTAAGAGGATCAATATACCTAAGATCTTGTAATCCGTCTTGTGGATTCTTAGTATCTATTACTTTTAAATAAAATAATCTTCCATCTACATACCAATTTCTAAAAATTTCATGGCACTTTTTATCAAAGTCCATCAATTCTTTAATATATTTAAATTCTTCTCTAATTTTTTTCTTTAAACCAGTACTAGCATTTAAATTAGATAATTCTACTTCTACTGGAGAATCATAAAGGTCACTAACAATTGCTTCATTAACAACATCTTCAATAGCACCATCACACTCTGGATGAAGTGCCATCTCTCTATATCTTTTTATTAGATCATATTCAGAACGATATGCACCTTCAATATCTACATACTGACCATAAAATCCACTCGATATAAAATTATCAACACCGTCCTCATTATTTTTGGGGACGGGTGATATTATCGAAGTGGATTTCTTTTCTGAATCCTCAATAGAAAAACCAAACAGTTTTGCCATAGTATAATACTCTTTATCCTACTATTATAGCACTATTTAGTTAATATCTTCACCACCAGCATTTGGACCAGTTCCTTTAATAGCTTCCCACCATTGAACTTGTAGTTCGACTGTGAATTCCTGAATGCCAGATTGCTCATAACTTAATTCAATTTGACCAACTTGAGTTGGGAATACATCATAAAAACGATATGTTCTTAGAGTAGATCCATCACGATCTAACTGATAAACATATGCATCTGCTTGATAATCTGCAGGATTAGTTAATCCAGTATTATCAGAAACTCTATTGATGGTATTCATCCATCTTTCAAATGCAGACCTAATTGAAAAGTCTGTATCATTAATGATGGTTGGTGACCATGTATCAAATGTTCTGTCACCTGCTATTTTTAATACCCTACCTCTAAAGGCAACATCAACTAAACCAACATTAGATGCTGGTAAAGTTGCTGCTTTAACCATGAATCTTGCTTTATCAAGAACATCAGAGTCTGGTTTAGATGTATCTGGGAATGTAAGAACAACTTCAAAGAGATTTGGACGAGCACCACCACCTGTCAACTTACTCTTAAAGTTTGAAATCGTCCTTAGTGGTGGTGGATTGACTTGGTTTCTAGCCATGATTGATTTTTTAAACCTCTAAATTAAACGGAACCGATTACTTCTTCAAATGCAACACCAGTTCTTGTAGCAACAAAGGTTAGACCGATGAAGTTGATAGAACGTGCTGGTTTGATGAATATGTCAGCAACAAACTCATTTGCATCAATGACTGCTGCTGTGTTATTTGTTTCGTCACAAACAACAACGAAATCGAAGATACCTCTCTTCGCTTGAACATCTCTTAAGAATGGTTCAACTATATTTACAAAGTTTGTCCTTGTAAGTTCATCATTGAACTCGAAGAGTTGATCTTTAGCAGCCGCTTTAATTGCATTTTCAAGATAGATAAACAATCTACGAACGTTAATACGATCAAATGCAGATGCCTTTGCAAATGCTGTTTTATCTCCAAATAAAACAATACCAGCACCAGGTGAAACAATAACAGGATTAATTCTATTTGAATAAAGAATGTCTCTCTGTTTCTTGCCTGGATTATAAGCCAACTTAACTGCGTTAAGAATAGCACCTCTTGCTGTTCCTGCTGGTGAGAACCAAGGGAACTGCTCAAGACTTGTTCTGGCACAAGTTCCAGCAATGTCTCCATTTAATGGAACATATCTGAATGTATTATTAAAGCGATCATACATGTACTTGTAACCGCTATCAAATACAGCGTAAGTTGATGATGCTCTTCCAGAATAGAATGACTTGATATTATTAGTAATAGTATCGATGTCATTAACAGTAACTGCACCTACAGAACTATCGTTCAAGAACGCTTGTCTATATGGAGAACAGAATGCAACTGTATCTTTTCTTGCTTCTGCAACAGCAATACACTTATCTGCAACAAACTGTGCTTGTTCTTTTGGATAATTTGCAGATCCCATTAGAACAAAGTCAATGTCAGTTTCTTCAGTATTTTCAAATAAAGTTAATCCACCAACTATATCATCTACTCCACAATCTAAAGCACCTGTAGTTGTGTAATTACTCTTACCACCGTAGGATTTACCTCCAGTTAGAGTTGCAGTCCAATTACCAATCTGAGCATAATTTACATCGGTAGCATTATTATCCCAAGGATCAGCATCAGGCATCCATCCACCAGACAAATCAGAATATCCAGCTGCTATACCTCCTGACGGTTGACTACCACCAAAAATGTAAGATGAATTAGTTGCAAGATATTTTCTCCAATAAGAAGGACTACCAGCAGAAAATTCACCATCCTTTGATTTAGATAGTGATAAATGCTTCTCAAGAATTGTACCAGCGTTACCAGTAATTTCTCCAGTATCATCAATAACAATGACATGCATTTCATCGAATCTTGCACCTCTGCTTGAAGCAAAAGTAGAAGTTCCAGGTCTATTTGTTATTTGATCCCATTGAAGTTTTACTGTCTGACCATCAGCATTTTTAGAACTTAATTCAATCTCTTGCGAATCAAACCAATCAATTACACTTGTAGGTGTTTTTACTCCAAGAGCAATTGCGTTACTTGCATAAGCATCAGCAGGTGCTCCACCATGAATGGAAACTCCTATAGGAGAACCAGTTTTATCAACATTCTTAAATTCAAATACACCACCTTCAGTATAATCTACTTCGGTTTCTGTTCCTGCAGCATCAACATGAGAAACCACTTTAACATTAATTGTTTCTTTGTCAGTATCAACAGCAGTTATTATTCCTTTTAAGTATCCGTCTAAGAGGGAAGTTCCACCTGCACCTGCTTGTACTCTATCAAGAACTGATTGAGTAACACCAGCACCAACATTAATAGTTGTAGTACTTAAACCAGAAACGGTAATTCCACCTAATGTTTGATCCGAATGACCATCAATAACAGCAACTTTAATACCATTTGCCCAGATACCTGGGTTTTTTGCTGCTACACTAGCACCTGAAATAGTATTCTCATCATAACCTAATTGGTTATAATGTTCTATACCTTTAATTTTAAGTGATGGACTACCATCATCAGTGGCGTTTGCCAATCCCGTATCATCAGCACGAACTACACTTAATGTCCCACCATACGCTAAGTATGATGAAGCAACCATCCAATGTTCGTAATGCTTATCTATTGAATAAGGTTGTCCAAAAGTTTGTAGTAGATCATTTTCACTCTCTATGAGTTGAGGATCTCCAACAGGTCCCTTTGAAAATGGGGCGACAAGTGCTCCTGTAGATCCACTCGTAGGATCCACTCGTCCAATTGTTAAATCGACCTCTCTTATTACAATGCCAGGAGATGCTAAGTTTAATGGCATCTTTTTACTCTCCGAGTCTCAGAATTATACTAAAAATATTTATCAATATGTCTATTTACATGTAGTCCCACATGTATGAACGATCTCCATATTCATCTAAGTTCCACCTATCACCATCTCTATCAACAAAACTACCATCATCAAACCCATCAGATACAAAACCAAATGGAGCCATATCTTGTTCTATCTGATTTTTCTGCTCTTCATATATTCTTTTACGAATGTCATTATCAGACATCTCTTTAAAATAATCTTGTGCAACTAACCAAGCAAATATAACAAGACACATAGCAAGGTCATCATTACATCCTTCCTCTGCTTCCCATGCTGGACCTCTCTGAATGAAGGTTGTTAACTCTGCCATGATGTCATAGTCCCTAAAGACCAGTTTATCATCCTCAATTAACTGTTTCAGGTTGGAGCAACCAGTTTTCTTAACTGTTGTGCTCATTTTAACTCCAAGTTGTACCTTAGTGCCACTAAATCCTTGTCCTACTACCTGACCTGCTCTACCTCTCATGGCACACATGAGTAAATTCTCATATTCTAGGTCAAATTGTATGATATCTGCTACCTGTCCACCAATATCATTAACTTCTATCATTATATACGCCTGGTTATATGCTGTGGCTACCTTATGAATGATATCTGGGAATAATAATGGTTTAATCTTATTGTTTCTATACTTTGCTACCACCTGATAGGGTATTTGTGTGGTATCTACCACTGTAAATGCAGAATAATCCTTAGTTAGACCCCTAGCAACGTCAACACAGATGTGATATGAGTGTCCTTCCTCTGGATCATCATATACAGACAGTCCTGCTTCCCTCTTCTTAGGTTCTTCATATACTAATGTCTTTAATTTAGTACTACTGATGAGAGTATTAACAGATCCTAGGAATTCACACTCAAACTCTTGGTTGAATTGCTCCTCAGATGTGTTTCGTATCGTCTCTTCTTTCCATTTAGCATCTCTACCAGGCACCTGTTGCCAGTGTACCTCTGTTGTAGTGTATTCATTCTGTCCTTTCTCTGCGTCATGCCACAGTTTATAGAACATATTCATCCCTTTAGGGGTAGATATGATAATAACTTTAGTTGACTTACCAGAAGATATAGTAGGATAGACACTACTAAAGAACTCGTCAGCAATATGCGTCGGAATAAAGGCGAATTCGTCCAAAAATATAATGTTAAAGGACATGCACCGTACAGCACTAGCAGAAGTAGAAGCAGCCAAGATCTTACTTCCGTTCTCCAACTCCAGACTCCCTTTGTTCCATCCGACAATACCCTGTTGCATCCATTTTGGGAGATTCTCATAAGAAAGTTGTAAGCAAAAAGTTTATTG